CCAGAAGATGTAACTATAAATACTTATTATCCAGGAGACAGTATACCAGCACACATAGATAAGATAGATGCAGGACCTGTAATAACTATATTAAGTTTACTGTCTGAAGCAAAACTTACTTTAACTTACGGATTAAAAAAACAAATTATATTATTACCTTCCAGATCTATTATACAACTTAAAGGAGTATATAGAACACACTGGAAACACAGCATAGAAAAATTAAAAGAAAAAAGAATATCAGTAGTATTTAGACAAACCGGTAAATAAAAAGTTATGGCAAAGATTAAAGAAAGTGGAATGACCACTAAAGTAAATAAGAATATCTCTAGACCAGGAATACATGCTAAGAGTGGAACCTCTCAGTTGAAGTCTTCAAAAAAATATAAAAAATTATATCGCGGCCAAGGAAAATAATTATATATTTGTACAAACCAAATAAATAGTTATGGAAGAAAATGTTATAATTAAAGAAACTAAGATCTACAAGTTTGGAGAAATCTTAGTAGGTTTAGATTCTGAAGATATTGAAGAATCAGTAGAAGTAGAAGTAAGAAAAAAGTTTGCAGAAATTGCAGAATTAGTATTAACTAACTATTCTACAGAAGATAGATCTCCAGTAAAGAGTTTAGTATTTGATCATACTATAGGAGAAATCCTTAATGCTCAAATGTGTGTAAGTAAATTATTAAAAACCAAAATATGAAACCGTTTAAAACCCTAAGAGGAAGAAGGATACTTATTGAAGTACCTGTTAAAAAAGAATCAGTAATTAAATTATCTGCTAAAGATGATGATGCTTTAATGTATGAAGCAATGAAGCAGTGGAATAGACTTACTATATATGCTATTGGTGATAAAGTAGAAGATGTTGTTGTTGGAGATGTTGTGTATATTGCAGTTAGTCAGTTAGAACATGCAGAAAAAGTTGACATTGACGGAAGTGTAAAGCTTATGTTGAATGAAATGGACATTGCAATAATCTGGTAAGTTATGGTAAATATATCTCATGATGATCATCCTACTTATAGTTCTACTATTACAAAAGTTTGGACTCTTGATAAACCAGATACAGATATTAAAGGAACACTTTGTGAAGATTGGAAAAATAGAGTAGTAGATCTTTCTGATCCAACAAGACCTGAGTACTATGGTGGCAAAGATAATATCTATGAAGTGTTTAATGTGCTGGAAGAGTGGGAGTTAGATAAAGATTTTTACTTAGGTAATGTAATTAAATATGTAGTAAGAGCTGGTAAAAAAAGTTCTAGTGTTAAGCAAGACTTAGAAAAAGCTTTAGTATATTTACAAAAAAGAATTGATACATTATGAAAATTGTAGCCATAGCAGTAGTATTAGTATTTGTAACTATCTTATGGTTACTAGCACACATAATGTATAAACCTATTTTTGATAAGGTAACACAAAACTTTATTATAGATAAAGCAGGAATGGAACTAGCTAATGTCTGTATAATGATAATGTTATTACTTACCTTTCTATTAGGTACATGGATTTGACTTAAGAGACTAGTGAGGCTATCCTTTTAAGTTAAACAGATCCCTAGTTGACGCTAGGGATTTTTTTATGTTATTAATTTTGTTATCTAAACTATTTTTTGTATATTATAGTATATAAATATTATAACTTATACAATCATGGACATTCTAAATTTTATATCTTGGATTAAAGGCGGTAGACAAGTAACTTCAGTAGATGCTACAAAAACATTATTACCAATTGGTCTTAAAGATGGTAGAAGAGATGATGACTATCTTGCTGGTGCAATAACTGCACAAGATTTTATTACACAAGTAGCAGGTGTTATACCACAAGGTGCACAAGGACCAATGGGTCCTCAAGGTGTTGCTGGTCCTGTAGGTCCTGCTGGTTTAAACTGGCAAGGTGCATGGTCTGCAGCAGGAACATATGTTATTGATGATGCAGTAGGTTATGGTGGAGCATCATGGTTCTGTATTGCAAATGTAGGTCCAACTGCAACTACACCAGATTCTGATCCTACTAAGTGGGCATTACTTGCATCTCAAGGTTCTCCTGGAGCACAGGGACCACAAGGTATTCAAGGACCACAAGGTCCAGCTGGATCAGGTGGTGGTGGAAGTCTTCCATTAGGAACTGGTATTGGTAATACTTTATATTGGACTGGTTCTCAATGGAATGCAAATTCTTCATTATCAAATAATAATGGTAGAGTTGGTATTGGTACAACTAATGTAGTTGGTCAAGCTCTTAAAATTGCACAAACTAATCCTGCTGGAGCTTCTGCAGGAATTAGAATAGATCAAGGTGTTGTAGGTTATGGAACAAGTTTTTTAATGACAAATCCAAATCCTAATCCAGTAAGTTTTCAAATGGGAACAAATGCACCAAATGTAAATCCAATTTTTGATAGTTCTGTTTTCTTTAATGTTGTTCAATCAAGATTAATGAAATTTTCTACTGCAGGAATTGAAAGATTACTTATTCAAGGCAATGGTCAAGTTACTGTAGGAGCTACACAAGCTTTATATGCAGATGCAAGTTTTATTATAAAAAATTCTAATATGGAATTAGAAGAACCTGATGGAGGTATTATTCTTACTTCAGGTGGTGGTTTTAGATTTAGACTTACTGTAAATGATTTAGGAAATTTAATTATTTTACCTGCATAATAATTTAAAACACATATACAATGTTAAATAACTTATCAAATTTTTGGAATATCATCACAGGAAGGATGATAAAAAAACTAGCTGAACCAAGTGACTTAATACCTTTAGGTACAAGAGACAGTAGGTATGGTGGTAATTATAAACCTACTGCTATTTCTTTTGAAGACTTATTAATTCAAATTACTCCAGCTCCAGAAATTATTACTGATATAAATACTCTTTTTGTATCACCAAATGGTTTAGATACAAATCCCGGTACTTTAGAAAATCCTTTAAAAACTCTAATAGCAGCTAAAAATTTATCTGCATCAGGTGATTTAGTATATGTATTACCAGGGACTTATATTTTTGATAATAGAGATTTAAAATATAATGCTACTGTAAACACAGAAGTTAATCTTTGGAAAACTGGAGTTAGTTATTATTTTTCTCCAGGAGCAATTATTAACATGTATAACATTACAGTTACAGGAGTAGAATTACATTTATTTAGACCAACAGGAGGAGTATATGATACTTGTAATGTATATGGTTCATTAGAATATAATCAATTTTCTCAAGGACCTGATACTTTTAACGGAGCAAGTCTTTTCTTTTACGGTGATGAAATAGGTACTAAATTAGGATATACATTTAATGCTACAGTTAAATCTATTATTTCTACTTGTAATCAGCCTGTATCAACTAGTAGAACAACTATTGATGGTGCTGCACAAAAAAGTATTTTTAATCTTACTGCTGATGAAGTATCAGTAAAATATGTTACAGGTCAAACAGGTGCTGGATGTGCAATACTGCTACGTGATATTGGATTTTTAGAAACTAATGTAAAAGTTAAAAAAATAAACAGCAATTTTGTAGGTTTTTATGCTAGAAATACTAATGCTTTAAATACAATAGTATTAGATGTTGATTATATGCAATGTGGTTTAGAATTAGTTTCAGTAGCTGGTGATGTATCTGCTAGAAGTACTTATAGAATTAAACAAGGATATTACAATAACTATACAAATGTTGCTGGAGCTGCTTTAGGAGTTTCAGGAACAAGTGCAGGTAATATTTCTTTAGAGGGAGATTTTTATGATGCAGTAGGTAATAATACTCGTCCTGTTATGGGATCTACAGCTACAGGTGTTGTAACAGTCAATTTTAGCGGAAATGTTTATACTAATAATATTTCAGGAGCAGGAAGACCAATTGTATTAGTAACTAATGCTAATACAATTTTTAAATTTTCAGGTACTATACATTACTTAGGTACAGTAGCTACAACAACAGCAATGGCTACGGCAACCAATGGTACTATTATAATGACAGGAACAGCAATTACAGGAAATATGGGAGGAGCAATGACTGCTACAACTAATGGTTCTGTAACATTTGAAGCATGTAGATTTAACTCTGCTGTAATAGGTTCTTGTATTTCTACTACAAGTTTTACAGTAGGTAATTGTTCAATTTCTAATTGTTTAATTACAGCATCTCACACAACTGCTTTAGCAACTGTTGGTAATTATACAATTGTTAATTCAGCAATTAAAAATGCAGGAGCGGGAGTAGGATTTATAAATGCAGGTGCAACAGGTTACTTAAGATTACTTGGGTCTACACTTGTTACAACAGCAGGTGGAGCATTAGCAGTAAATTATACAAGTACAGCTCCTGTAACAACAGCAAACTCTAATTCTAATTCTACTATTACTGCAACAACACTTAACGGAACAATCACTACATTATCAGGAATTAATATTATATAAAAATGGAAACTAATCAATCAAATGAAATTATAACTACAGTATTACCAGAATTTACATCAGTAGAAGAAGGTACAACATTTATGGAAACTTATGAGTATCCATGTGCTTTTTCAGTAGAAAATGTTTCATATACTTTTGAAGGAAATGATTTTATTCCTACAGATCCATTTGTAATCTGTACAACTGAAGTATTTATTACAGTGTATGGTTATGGTGATGAAACTACAACTCCTGGAGTTATATATGTACAAGACAATATTTTAAAGTATAATAAAATTATATATTCTTAATAAATTAATAAAAAATAAACAATGGATATTTTAAACTTTATAAGCTGGATCAAAGGTAGCCGTGTTGTTACAACAGTAGATCCTACACAAACTCTTTTACCTGTTGGTCTTAAGGACAATAGAAGAGATGATAGATACCTTGCAGGTGCAATTTCAGTAACAGACTTTATTACACAACTTAATATTCAACCTGATGTAACAGTAGTAGGTCTTTCTATCTGGGCAAATGGTTTTAGAGTTGTAGGTTGTATAGATGAAGATATTTTATTACCAGATAATGCAACCTTAGAGTATACAAGTCCCTTAACAATGTGTGCTGGTAGAACTTTAACTATTCCAGCAGGAACAACTTTAACAATAGTACCTTAATAATATTTAAAAATAATAATCATGAGCACAATAAATGTAGATATAGTAGACTATTCATCTAATTCATTTCAAAATGTAACAGTAGGAGGAGCTCCTATTAAAATGCGACCATTACAATATCAACTTAGAGTAGGTACACTTGTTACTCTTGCAACTAATACCGCTCAATATGAAACTTCATTTGGTATTAATAATTTAATTAATAGTACGGGTAATGGAAATACAGCATTTGGATTTCAAGTGTTACAATATAACACAACAGGTAATTCAAATGTAGGAGTAGGTTCAAGAGCATTAAATTTTAATAGCACAGGTAATGGAAATACAGCTGTAGGAGATAGTGCATTACAAACTACTAATGTTGGTTTAGGAAATAGTGCATTAGGTCAAAATGCTGGATATTATAACACGGCTGGAAGTGGTAATGTATTTGTTGGAAGTAGTTCTGGATTTGTAAATACTACAGGTAATTCAAACACATATGTTGGAACTGGAGCAGGTAATTCAATGACTACTGGAAATGGAAATATTTTTGTAGGAAGTAGCGCTGGATATAATCATATTAGTGGTGGCAATAATGTGTTTGTGGGTAATTCATCAACTGGAGCTACAAACACAGCTAGTGATTCTATTACCCTAGGTAACAGTTCTAATAATGTTTTAAGATGTGCAGTAACATCTATAACATCTCTTTCAGATGTAAGAGATAAAGAAGATGTTGTTGAATTAACAGCAGGTTTAGAATTTGTTAATGAACTTAACCCAGTATCTTTTGTATGGAATGACAGAGATGAAAATGGTAAGCATGGTGTAAAAGACTTTGGTTTTATTGCACAAGACTTAAAAGCTACTCAAGAAAAACATGATATGGCTGAAACATTAGGTTTAGTATATGAAGAAAACCCAGAGAAGTTAGAGGCAAGTTACGGAAAATTAATTCCTATTCTTGTTAAAGCTATTAAAGAATTGTCTTCTAAAGTAGAAGCATTAGAATCAAAAAAGAAATAATAATAACAATACTTAAAAAATAAATTATGCCAACACCAGCTTATTTAAACGTAGATATAATAAATCCATCAGGAACTACTGATGTTATAGTAAATGGAATTCAGTTAAAATCTTTAGCTGGAGGTCCAGGTACTGTAAATAAATATATTGGGACATCAGCGCCTGCATCATTAACAGCTAATGCCAATCTTATGGTTGGTAGTGGAGGAAGTGGTATTAGTACAGGAAATCGTAATACTGTATTAGGTTTGTTTAGCGGAGGCTCCATAACAACTGGTGATGATAATGTTGCAATAGGCACTGGAGTTTTGTCAGTTACTAATTTTGGTTCTGACAATATAGCAATAGGTAGAAATTCACTTGCACTGGTAACAAATCCGTTTGGTGAAGTAGCAATTGGTCATTTGGCTAATCAATTTTTTACAACTGCAACTGTTGGTCCTAATACAGCTGTTGGACATAGAGCGTTGTGGCAAAATTTAACAGGTGGAGAGAATACAGCATTAGGCGTTGAGGCAGGTGCTTATATTACAACAGGCTCAGGTAATACTTTTTTAGGATCATATACAGGTGCACTTGCCACTACCGGTACAAACAATATTTGTATTGGGCATGGTTCTACAACGCCTGCACCAACTACTAGTAATTCAATTACTTTAGGTAATATTTCTAATAATGTTTTAAGATGTGCTGTTACTTCTATAACATCATTGTCTGATTCTAGAGATAAGGAAGATGTTAAAGATTTAAGCACAGGTTTAGATTTTGTGAAATCTTTACGACCTGTAGAATTTACATGGAATGACAGAGATGAAGCTGGTAAACACGGTGTAGCTGATTTTGGATTCATTGCTCAAGACTTGAAGAAAGCACAAGAAGATGCTGAAAAAGCAGAAGTTCTTAAGTTAGTTTATGATGAGAATCCAGAGAAACTTGAAGCATCATACGGTAAACTTATTCCTATCCTTGTTAAGGCAATACAGGAATTATCTGCTGAGGTAACTTCATTGAAAAAGAAATAATAATAATAATAACAATACTTAAAAAATAAATTATGCCAATTATACCAGCAACTTTAAACGTAGATATAATAAATCCTTCAACAGGACCTAGCGTTACTGTAAACGGAATAATAGTAAGTTCTTATGCTGGTAGTAACTTCAACATAGGATCTCTTCAGACTGGAATGACTGTAGGAGCTAATAACAATACTTCCGTAGGTAGTAGTGCAGGTTCATCAATAACAACAGGTTATCAAAATACTGCAGTAGGTACAGGAGCGCTTCCTTCTTGTACAACAGGACATGATAATGTTGCTATTGGACCAAGTTCATTACAGAATCTTGTTACTGGAACAGATAATATAGCTATTGGAAGTTTTTCAGCATATTCACAAACTGGTAATTTTGATACAATTGCTATAGGAAGAGATGCATTAAGATTTTGTACAGATTATGCAAATATAGCAATCGGAACTAATTCACTCAGAACTCTAGTTACTGGATTTAATAATTGCGCAGTTGGCAGATATTCTTTTTCAAATACAACAAGCGGTTCAGGAAATACAGGTTTTGGTTTTCTATCTGGTCAAGCATTTGTTTCTGGAAGCAACAATACATTTATTGGATATTCTACAGGAGATGCAACACTTTTAAATGGAAGTAATAATACACTTATTGGATATGATGCAGAGCCATCAACATCTTCTACTAGTAATCAAATAACACTTGGTAATGCATCTATTACATCTTTAAGATGTGCAGTAACATCTATCACTTCATTATCTGATGCAAGAGACAAAAAAGAAATTACTGAACTACCTGTAGGTCTTGAATTTATAGAAGGTTTAAAACCAGTATCTTTTACATGGGATGATAGAGCAGAAGAAGGAAAACATGATGTTAAAGATTTTGGATTTATAGCACAAGATTTAAAGAAGTCTCAAGAAGATGCAGAATTATCTGATGTACTTAAATTAGTATACGAAGAGAATCCTGAAAAGTTAGAAGCTAGCTATGGTAAACTTATACCTATTTTAGTTAAAGCTATACAAGAGTTATCTGCTGAAGTTAAACAATTAAAAAATAAATAATGGATATTTTAAACTGGATATACTTAAAGACACATAATCTTATTAGGATAACTCCTAATGATCCTGCTACAGACTTAATTGTATTAGGTGCTGAAGTACCAACAAAAAGATCTGATAAATATCAAACATATGCTATGACAATAGCAGACTTTACTGCACAGTTAGGACCTGGTCCAGTAGGACCACAAGGACCACAAGGAGTGCAGGGTGTACAAGGTATTCAGGGTAATCAGGGAATTCAAGGTATACAAGGTAATACAGGTGCTCAAGGAACAGCAGGTAACTCTGTAACTATATTAGGATCTGTTGCAGATTTAGCAGCATTTTTAGTAGGTCCTGGTGCATCTCCTGGTGCTAATATAGGTGATGCATGGATATTACTTTCTGATGGAAGTTTAATGACATGGAATGGAACTATATGGTTTGATGCTGGTGATATTCAAGGACCTCCAGGAGCAACTGGTGCTACCGGTGCACAAGGAGTACAAGGTAACCAAGGAATACAAGGTGTGCAAGGAGTACAAGGAATACAAGGTCCTGCAGGATTACCAGGTTTATTTGCTCAAACTGCAGATAGTACACCTGTTACAGCTACTATAGTTGAATCTTCATTAATAGGAACTGGTGTTGGTACATTAACTGTTCCTGCAAATGGATTTTCTATTGGAGATAGTTTTACTGCATTTTTTGATGGAAGAATTAGTTGTGTTGGAACTGCAACTTTACATATTAAAGTTAAAACTTTAACAGGAGTTTTATTAGCTGATACAGGTATAATTGCAATGGATGCAGCTACAGATCATAATTGGAAATTAGATTTGCAATTTACAATAAGAACATTAGGAACAACAGGAGTAGCTTCTATATCTTCAGGAGGACTATTTGGATATGTTAAAAATTCAGGTAATAACTATGAAGGTTATGTATTAAGTACAGTTAACAATACAACTTTTAATACAACAATAAATAACACTTTGATAGTAACAGCTCAATGGAATACAACCAATGCTGGAAATTCAATATTTTCAAGAAACTTTACACTTACTAAAGTATATTAAACTAATTAAATAAGAAACTATGTCAGTAGGAAATTTAAAAACAGACGGTCAAAAAGGAAATAATTATCCTTGGCAATTAAAAATGTTGCAAGGATTACAAGGTATCATTGATGCTTTAACAGTAGGAACTTGTTGTCCACCTGAAATAAGAAATACTAATATTGTTTCTGCTACAGGAATAGGTACTGTACCTGCTAATACATATAGTCTTTCTATAGCAAATGTTGGAAATGCAGCAGGATCAGTAGGTGGAGTTTCAGTACCAGCAGGAGTAGTAATTAACTATAATGCAGAACTAAACAATACTCTAACAGGAATAGCTTATAATGCAACAGGAACTACATTTTTAATTACTTATATATCTTAAGATGAGCACACAGATATTTACATCCCCGCAAGATAATTGTAAAGTTGATCATATTAAAGTAGCAACATTAGCTAGTAGTTTTGATACTAGTGATGGATTCTCTAATAATGATGACTGGGCTTTTATAGGTGGAGGATACAGTTGGATGTCTAATCCTACAGATTTTCCTACTACAGCATTAGGTGGTAATATATTAAATGTTCCAACAAGATTTCCATCTATGGCAATTATATTACCTGTAGATGTAGATGTAAATGATATTATAACTTTACAAGGAATAGCACTTGGAGCTGGAAATGGAGCCAATGCTTGTCAATTCTTAATAGGTGTATCATATGTAGATTGTAATGAGTTTGCAAATTCTAGAGAAAAAGTTAATGTATTTACATTAATACCTGCAGAATTATTTCCTCAAACACCAGCAGTTAATTTTACTACTTGTTTTTCTTTAGAAACAACAGGTGTAACATTACCAGCAGGTACACTATTATTTGTTGGAGTAAATTGCCCTACTTTTTATAATTCTTCTGCTAATTGTAATTTTTCATATACACTTGATATTACTAAATCTTGTGCACCAATACCAGTAATTACAAATGTAAGAATTCAAAACTGTTGTGAACAAGCAGTATTTGAAGTTATAAGTTTAAATACTCAAAACTTACCAGCATCAGGAACATTCTCAGATACAGAAGGTAACTGTTGGACAATTATAGGAATAACATCAGATCCTATAGATACTGTAAGATTTGTTGATACTCCATATGATGATTGTGCTGCATGTCTTATTGCTAATCCATGTCCGATGAATTTAACTGTAGTATCATGTTGTAGTGGTCAACCTGAATCATTTACAGGATCATTACCAGGAATTAATGTAGGTGATACATTTATAGATACTTATGGTTTCTGTTGGAATGTAACAGCAGAAACATCTGGTCCAATAACTGGAATAGTAATAGTTGATTCAATTACTGCAGGTTGTGAAGTTTGTATTACTACACCAGGAGCATGTCCTGATGTTTACAACTTAACAAGTTGTTGTGAAGTAAGAGTAAATTTATTTACAACACTTGATCTTCTTGGTTCTGGTGTAATTGGTGGAGATACATTTATGGATCAATATGGATATTGTTGGCAAATATCACCTACACCTCAGCCAGGTTTCACTGTTAATGCAGCATTTATTCAAGCAGTAACTAATTATGGTCCTGGTGCATGTCAAACATGTATTCTTGATTTAGATAATTGTAGAGTTCCTGTAATTTACAAAGTACAAAATTGTTGTTCTGGAATAATAGAATATGTTAGTTATACCTTTGGACTTGATGTAGATGCTGTTATTAGTATTTCAACTATAGTAACACCAGCTGAATTTACATGTTATACAGTTCTTGATTGGGATAATACAACTACTCCAACTATTACTATTGATACTTTTGATGGTGTATATGAAGATTGTAGAGAGTGTGGAAGCTGTCCTAATTTTTATATAGCATATGATTGTGCTGAGATATTAGAACCTCAAGTTGTCTATACTACTATTCTTGGACCACTACCATATTCATTTGTAACTAATGATGGTAATTGTTGGTATAGTGACGGTAAAATAACTTCAGGACCTGCAACTATTACAGTATCAAGAAAAACTAAAAATTGTGGAATATGTTCAACGGAAGGTTTTTATACTGCTGTAGCTTGTGATGGTGTATCACCAAATGAAGTTATATTTGTAGCTGATACTCAAGTAGGATTAGTTACAGTAGGTAATAATGGTAATTGTTATACTATAACAACTCCAACATCAGGACCTCAAACAATTACTTCTATTGGTGCTTATACTTCAGATTGTGGAACTTGCGTACCTTAATAAAAAATAAAAATGAAAACATTATTTACAAAATTAGTAACAGCATCAGGATATAGAGACATGAATCATTTTGTAGATAGTGCATTTCATCCACAGATGGCAGGAACATGTGCTGGTTTTAGTATTTTTTTTGCAGGACTTGCTTATTATTTTAATGCAGTGTTTGGAATTGTTTTACCAGTAGGTATTGGTATTATTATACTTTTTGCTCTTGAGTTTTATACAGGACTTAAAGCATCTAGAAAAGAAGGTAAACAATTTGATTCAGAACTTTTTGGTAAAGGTTGGTTTAAGCTTTTTGTGTATATGTTAATGATAGGAATATCTCATGCAATGGCAGAGAACATAATTATTAAACCTGTATTTGAAGTAAAGTTTAATATATATGAATGGCTACATTATGGTTTTTATAATTATATTATTATAAATTTGTTCTGGTCAAACTTAGAAAACTTTAAAAGACTAGGTTGGACAGAATACATACCTTTGCTAAAAGAATTATCAAAGCATATTAAAGATGAACCAATAAAAATAACAAAAAATGAAAGACAAAACCCTTAAAGAAAGATGGAGTTCAAAGACTCCTAAGTTTTGGAAAAGAGTCCAAAGATGGGCTATTATTACAGGAACTGTGGCAGGTATTATTATTGCTGCACCAGTAGCATTACCAACAGCACTTATTACTACTGCAACATATCTAGCAACAGTAAGTGCAACTATGGCAACAGTATCACAGTTTACTGTAGAAGATAGATTGAAAAAATTTATAAACCCTTAAATTAAATAAAAATGATTAATAAAAAAATAAAAGACATTGATGTTGAAGTAAAAACTAAAAAAATCAATGCTGCAATAAAAAAAGAAGGTGATAAACTTGATCTTACAGTTGATACTGAAAAGGTTGATGTAGAAATTCATGCAGATGGAGAAAACAAAAAATTTATACTAGACAGTAAAAAACTTGATGTCACTGTTACTAAAACAGAAGAAGGTACTACTGTAGTAGTAGATTCTCAAAATGCTTTGTTAAAAAAAGCAGGTGAATTGATATCTAAGATTCTAGTTAAAAAGTTTAAAAAAAAATAATTTAAAATAAATACTATGATACTTTCTGCTCAAGCTCCATCTTTTGGAGTATTTGAAACATTAACACAATATGGTGCACTTGGTGTAGTTGTAATTGGATTAGGAGCTGTCTTATGGTTTATGTTAAAAAGACAAATAGCTTCAGAAGATAAGTTAAAATCTAAAGTAGATGAGTTACAAAAAGAACTTACTACATATATTGGTTCAGATGCTTATAAAACTACTGAAGCATTAAATAATAATACAAAGGCATTAGAAAAATTACAAGACATTATAATTACTAAGCGATGAAAAACAAGCTTATATTACTAGGACTTATAATAATAATCATGGGTCTTATGATCACTCAAATATTTAAGAGTGGTACTGAACATGTTCATGTTGTTGATAAAGCAAAAACTCTTGAAGTTAATAATGAAAAATTAACTAAAGAGAATGGAGTATTAGAGTTAGATGTAAAACAGCTTGAGCAAACTGTATCTAGGACAGAAGAGCAACTTGCACAAACACCTGTTGCAGAAACTATTGAAATTATAAAAAAAGTAAAAGTTTATATTTATGATACTATCATTGTACATGATACTATTATTATTAAAGAACAGAAAAACTTTTGGGGTAAAACTAAATCAGATACATTATGAGAAAATTATTTAGAGAACTTATTTCAGATAATAATCAAGTAAATGAACAAGCATTTGCAGGAATAGTAGCATTTTTTGCTATGGTATTTATTTTAATAGTTGATGTAATTACAGGTATTTGGGGTAGAGAATTAGTAATTAAAGAATTTATCTTTGATGGCTTTATGATCATTACTCTTGGAGCATTTGGAATTACTACAGCAGGTAAAATTATGTCAAATAAAAAAAATAATCAAGATGAAAATAACTAAGACAGGAAAGGCTGGAATTGAAATGATTAAAACCTTTGAAGGATTTGTAGGAAAACCTTACAAATGTCCTGCAGGTATTCCTACAATAGGATACGGAGCTACATTTTATCCTAATGGTAAAAAAGTAACTATGGCAGATGCTGCTGTAACTGAAGAACAAGCAACTGAGTTATTGGCCAATATGCTTGTAAGTTTTGAAAAATATGTAGATAGCTACTGTGTAGATACAATTACACAGAATCAGTTTGATGCATTAGTATCATTTGCTTATAATCTAGGACCTTCAAACTTAAAAGTTTCTACTCTACTTAAGAAAGTAAATGCTAATCCAAATGATGAATTAATTAAATTAGAATTTATGAAGTGGGTTAAAGCAGGAGGTAAAACTTTAAAAGGTTTAGTAAGAAGAAGAGAAGCTGAAGCAAACTTATATTTTAAAAAATAAATAACATAAAAATGGCACTAAAAAAAGGAGATAACAATGATACTGTTAAGAAGATTCAAGCAGTATTAGGTGTAGAACAAACAGGAAACTTTGGTCCTAAAACAGAAGCAGCTGTTATTGAGTTTCAGAAAAAACATGGATTAACTTCAGATGGAGTTGTAGGTCCTGTTACATTAGCTAAACTAGGCATTACTGTAGATGTTAAACCAGCATTAGCAAGCAAGTATACTAAAGAACAAATTGAAACTGCTGTTAAAACAAAAGGTCATAAGTGGTTTGATGATAAAGATTTTGCATTAAATATTGTAGGAATAAGAAATTCTTCAACAGGTCAAAAAGTAAGTAATCTATTTGATGATAACATAACTCTTTCATATAAAGAAGAAGGTGTTTGGAAATGTCATGTATGGTCAGCTACTACAGATCCAGGAACAAAAGGAGTTATGCAATATGGAAACAAAGCTGGTGTTGCTAGACTAGTTGAAGGACAATATATTAACTCTCATATCATGAGACTTCATTCAGGTAAGTATGAAGCATTAGGTCAAAACAAACCAGTAAAGGTTTACCGTGATCCAAACAAGGATATGATATATGATGAGAAATCTATTCAAGAAGGATTGTTTGGTATTAACATTCATAAAGCTGGTGCAGATTCCACCTATGTAGAGAACTGGTCAGAAGGATGTCAAGTATTTAAGAAGTCTGCAGATTTTGAAACATTTATGACTATATGCCGTAAAGCAAAAGAACTACATGGTAATAATTTTACCTATACATTAATTGAATCAACAGATATTATATGAAATTTAGAAACAGCTGGAGATCAGCAACAAAACAATGGGATAAGTTAATGATTAGACTAAGAGTCTCTTCATTAGATATTCTAACAGTAGAGATAGATATCTCTAGAGACTTTTATTTATTAACAGTAATGAACTTTACATTTAAAAACAGGTAATCATGATAGATGACAAAAATCAGATCATTAGATCTTCAAGAAGTTATGCAGTAGGTGGTGCTTCAGATGATTCATGCATGGAAGAATATGTAGCAGCCGATGGTAAAAGAAGAAAAAGAAGAAGAAGTGGTTGTGGAAAAGTAACTAGATCTAGATCATCTTCTGGAAGTAACAATGGTGGTGGTGCATTAAGTGCACTGTTAGGTATTGGTGCTGGTGTTGCTGGAGGACTTGGTATTAAAAAAATGTTGAAAAAAGAAAAAATGGGTGGAACAACCAAAAAGAAAAAATAATTAAACCATAGAACACATAGAAATCCAGGTAAGTTAAGTTATCTGGATTTTTTTTGTTTAAATATTTTTTATTTAAACATTTTTAGTATATTTGTCTAAACCTATATAAATTAATGTCTTATGGAAAATGTAAACCAACAACCTGAACAAGAGTTAACTGCTGAACAACTTGCTGAGCAAAAAGAAAATATGCTTAGATTTTACACAGAATCTCTACCTTATTTAAATGCACAATTAGTGTATGAAGAACTTTTAGTAAAGATTGATGAAGCAAGATTTAAAAGATCTAGTATTCAATATCAATTTGCAATGATGATGAATCCTCCACAAGAAGAAGCAGTAGATTCAGATGATGATATAAATGCAACTCCTCCAGTAGAAAGAAAACTTAAAAGAAATTAATCATGGCCTTGGTAAATCAAGTACAGAAAAGAGTAAGAATGTCAAAGTGGAATGTTGTTAAATTCCAAATACTTACACATTGTTATATAAAAAGAATACTATTAAGTGATTCAGATCTTAATTGCTTGACCTTACTATGCTTTAATGAACCTATTGAATTAACTAGTTTTTGTTATGATGCATCTTCAGAAGAAGATCCTATTTTTAAATCTCCGCAAACAGTAAGAAACTGTATTAATAAAGCTGAGAAAAATAACTTAGTAATTAAAG